TTATAACTCTCCCACGTTGGAGGGCGCATGCAGTATGGTCCCTGGTGACATTCTCACGCATGCGAGGAATCGCAGCTATGAGAAGTTGGTCGGAAAGCTCGGTGACGCATCATCACTCGGTGCTACGCTAACAGCCGAAAGGCGTGAAACGTGGAACATGTTTGTGACGATTGTTGAACGAGCACTAAACGCGGCGCGGGCCATCAAAAAGATGAACTTCGCACGCGCAGCTCACGAACTTAGGTTACCCTATCGTGAGAGGACAAAGACTGTAAGCTTTGTTCGTGTGGTCCGTAGAAACGGTCAGAGGGTGTTCAAGGTCAAAAGACGCGTTCGAAGAACCTACTTCGAATTCGGTACTGGCCGAGAATATCAGAAGACCTTAGCTAATGGTTGGTTGATGTATAGTTATGGGATTAAACCGCTTGCGGAAGATGCCTATAATTGCATAGACGTTTTACAGCGTCCGTTCCCTATGGAGCGAATCACCGGTGCTAACACACAAGAGTCCTCTTCGTTTAGACGCGAAGAGGCACCGTACGAAATCCCCACTATCTGGAAAAATAGTGTGTACGTGTCGGTTCGTCAGTCGTGTTGGGTCGGGGTCGACAACCCCAACCTTTGGCTAGCGAATCGTCTTGGGCTCGTAAACCCAGCAACCTGGCTCGTAGAAGGTATACCTATGAGTTTTGTTGTGGACTGGTTCTCCAACCTGTCCTCCGTCGTTTCGTCCTTCACGGACTTCGTCGGTTTGAGGGTCGAAAAACCTTGCGTCAACTACTACTGCAGCGCTGATGAGTACTTTTTGGGCGACAATCGCTGGGATCACCCAGACGACCGACCGAGAGCATCTCGACGCCTCAGTAGATATACACGCAGGACCTTAGGGCTGTCTTTGCCTAAGCTAACCTTCAATTACGAGCGCTTTCAATGGCAGCGCGGTCTAAATGCTATTTCACTCCTTGTGGGGTTACTCCCACGTTCTACCAAAAGGTAATATTATGCCAAACATGGCGAACATTGTGATCAAGAAAGCGGACGGGACAACTGATGTCACTTATACGGCACTCACTCCAAGCAGCGGGGATAAAACCTTCGCTCGCTGGGCGTGCAAGACCGTTGGCGCAACTCCCGCACAGTACCCTCAACTCAGCGTCAAGGCCGAGTCAAATGGTCCGGGCACGGCTCGCCGTGTCTCCGGTTCATTCTTCTGGCCTACAGTTTCTACCGACGCCGGTGGGAATGTCGTTGTTAACGGGGGCGCTAATGCCACTTTCTCTATCCTGATTCCTCAGAATCAGGCTGGTGCGACGATCAAAGAGCAAGCATATCAATTCGGCAACCTTGTCGCAAACCTTTTGATTAAGGAATGCATGGAAGCCGGTTTTGCTCCTCAATGACGTGAGTCATGGAACCGTCGAAATTCAAACTCAGTACTGAGTTGAAGATCCTCTCGCGCATCTGCGCGGAGGTAGGGACGCCTGTCGCTTACAAGGCGGAGCGGTTGATAGCCGCTGAGCGATGGATTGATCTGGCTAAAATGAAAGTTAGGCCGGATGACTACTGCCAACCAGAGCACTATCTGCGAGACGCTCAGGTCATTGCTTTTCTAAAGAAGCATCCTGAACTACCAGTGGGTGAAGACGTAGCGAAACAAGCTGCTATCGACTCCTTCTGGGCTGCAGAGGAACTCTGTTACTGGTCAAACGAACGCTTGAATCCCCTACTCAGTGACATCCGTCACTATGGAGAGGGCGCTGCTCGACTCGTTGTCGAATGGCGGAAAGAGATCCGGCGGATTTTACGTAAGGCTCCTTCAAAAGAGCTATTGCGTGGACGGTTTGGACCAGGAAGTACGTTCCTAAACCAAGAAAACCTCATCACAATAGCGGATAAGCTTGATGAAAACTATTCTGCCACGAGAACATGTCTTAAGTCTTTTGCATCCGTTTGGGATGCAACAGCCTGGTCGCGTTATGCAGCGGCTGGACTTGACCATGAAGGCACCGACTTGGTGTTCAATCATGGTGAGCTTGGATATTACGCCAATGGGACATGGAGTCCTCGCGACTTCGAGGTGGTCGGTGGTAACCGATTTACCGTTGTCCCTAAAACTGCGCTAGCCATGCGCGGTATCTGTGTCGAACCTTCGCTGAACGTATATTATCAGTTGGGGGTCGGGAGAGCAATTTCCCAACGACTCAGATGGGCTTACG